ACGCATTTTGCTCTTGTGCGTAAATACCCATATGTACAAAGTAGGCCGCAAAAAGGTTTTGCTCTCAACTCGCTGAATATCAACATCGCAGCAGATAAAGGTCTGCCCATGCACAATGGTATCCGGCACATACTCATATGGGAATACCTGAGAGTAAACAAGCTGCTCCGGGTCGCATCGAACTTCTTCGCTGTCGTTCAGCAGGCAGACGATTTGTTCACTCGTCATCAGGTCGTTCATGAGTTGATTCTTATAGTTGAAAAATTCATCAAGCTGCATTAAAGCCACACCTTCTTTGCTGCGGAGTCTTTCGGTTTGTCCGGCGGTACGGCCCCCTGTTCAATAGGAGGCTCGACCTCTGGCTCGGTCGTTCTTGGAAAGTAGTCGTAGTAATTTGCGATATGACTTTCCAGGTCGTCGCTATCCTCAGTATTGCACTCCTGCAACACGAAGCTCAGGACTCCGCTGCCCATGAATGTGCCTCCCAGCTTAAATGGCTTTGTCAGCCGGTAGGCCAGCACATTGGGGGAGTCATAATCGTCAATCAGGAAGCGGTTGTCACGATTCAGCCGGATGGTCTCTTTATCTCTCGGCAGTGTCAGCGTCAAACGGGTATCTCCCCGGACGAGGATGAAATCGTTGTCGCCGTACTCGCCGGTCAGATATTTTGTGCCATCCTCAACGATGCACCACCGTTCGATGATTTCCCCATCTTTGGAGACCCATCGAATCAGATAGTTGCACTGCTGCATCGTCGCCTTGGTGTACAGTTCATTGTTGGCATCCCGTGCGGTAATGAGCCAGTGGTTATCCATCCAGCTTACCACCCCACCATGCTTCAAGTCTTCACCCGGCAGCGAGCAGAGTGTTTTGAGATTGAGGTTGTCCGAGTCAATAACAGCCACGCTGCGGGCAACATCGTCAATCGTCATCTCGTGATAGGCCAGACTGTCTGGATACTTTCTGGTTAAAGTTCGGGCCTCCCGGCGAAGCCTGGCCTCTCGCTTCGTACTGCCTTTCGACTCAATCCGTGAACAATATGTACCCCAAGGATTCATCGTTACACCTCCTGTGGTACAGCGTACTTCTCTCTCAGTTTGTTGCAGATAGAGATTGCGCGAAATACCTCACGCCTGACAAACACGACATCACAGTCTGGATTGTCGATGAGGTATTGCAAAATCGAGGCAAGGGATAAAAACATGGAATCATCGTGGATGGCTTCCACGAGAGCGTTACACCCTAAAAGTTCCGCCTGGAGACTTTTCATATAGGTCTCCAGGGAACGTTCGCCGCTCTCTTTAAGAGGGAGAATCTTAAAGAAAAGATTGATAAGAGAACGGAGATAGTTATCCAGAACTGCGGCGCTCATCGGTACGCCTGCCGTTGTCTGAATCATCAATGCAGGTGCAAATCCGTCAAATCCCCGTGATTATACGAATACTCCCTCATCATATTCGTAAAATCCTTCTTGGCTGCAGCATGAGCGTTTCCAATACGCAGCAGCAGCTCAGCGGGGGAGTAAGTGGAGAAATCCTTGGTGTTCAGAATATTCTCCAGGCTGTCCTGGTGGTAGACATAGGGCTTCATCCACTGCACAAGCATACCCTCAGATACGATATCCACAATCTCATCCAGGTCTTCTTCCTCGATTTCAACGGCGAATTCACGCACATTGTCATCAGCCGTTGTGGTCAAATCGTACTGGCAGATTTTCTTAAAAGCAGCGATAGCCCGCTTCATATAGCCGTCCACGGTCGCAGTCCGCTCAAAGTCCGTCATGCCGGAAAACTCATACTCCGTAATTTTCGAGAGAAAAGCTCCGGTAAACAAATCATAGGGAACGCCGGGGATGACTTTCTGTTCCTCATCCATCTGTCGGCCCCCTTATCTGTCATGCTCAACCAGCTCGACGCCCAGGCACTTCTCCAGAGTGGCAATGGTTTTGTTGGAGTCGATAGCGCCCTCGCTAATCAACTGCCGGGCACGATAGGCCACAGACTGCTTCTGGCCCTTGGACAGCTTGTCAAGCGCCTTCTCCAGTTCGGCGGCAGGCTTCTCAAAGAACTTGTCAAACTCCGAAATCGGAATAGCGAACTTGTAATACTGGCTCAGCCCGAGATACTCGGCAATCCACTGTTCATCGAACATAAACCAGTTGTTCTCAAAATACTTCTTGTTTGCACTTTTGGCATTGCGCAGCTCGGCAACTTCCATATCCTGCTCTGCGCCAAAGTCCTCCCATACAAACCGCTCTCCCGTCTTGGGACTCTTATAGACAAGCCGCCCGTGGAACCCATTGCGAACGGTGACAATCTGATGCGGGTCAACATCCTTTGGAACAGCAGGACGCTTCTCCGGCCTGTTGAGCTCAGCGGAAGCCTTGTCTGCATCTTTGGGTGCGGTGTTCTGACGGCCCCGCCCGCCGGTTGTTTCGTTAGCCATAATGACCTTCCTTTCATACGAAGAGCGGGGCCCGATATGAGCCCCGCTCGAATGTTTGTTGCTTAGGCCAGCTCGTAGCGGCCAATGCCAGCGTTGCCGCCAGCCAGCACGATGCCCATGCCGTACTTCTCACCATACAGGTACTCCTGAGTCAGGTCACCGTTAGTCAGCGGGTCACCCATGATAACAATGGGGTCGCCCTCGTACACGCACTTGATGGGCTTGTCATCGCCAGCGATGATGGTCAGGACATCATCCCGCATGACAAACTCGGTGGAGCCAACTTTATGGCGCTGGGGAGTGACGACCACAGGAGAGCCGTAGAACTTCCCGTAATAGCCCATGTTGTACAGGTCGCTCTTGGACTCGGTGCCCTGGATAGAGGGAGCCAGGTTCCGAACGGCTTTCTTGGTGCCGATGATGGTAGCGGGCTTGCCGTTGGCGGCGGCCTCGACGTGAGAAATCAGCTCCAGGAGCTCATCCTCGTCATAGGCCCCGGCGGCAGGGAAGTAGGTAGTGCCGCCAAAGTCATTGGCGGTAGCGGTGCTCCACAGAGTGTAAACATCGTTCAGCAGCTTCTTGCGGAAGGACTCGGACACCTTGTTGATGAAGGTGTTGAAGTCCACACGGCCAGCCAGAACACGATTCAGCTCCTCGTAAATCTTTACGACCTTCAGAGAAGTCGGAATGGATGTCTCGCTGATGCCGCTCAGGCGCTGACGCCGGATACCCTGAGTACCGTCTGCGGCCTCAGAGACGATGAACAGATTGCTGTCCTCAATCAGGAACAGGTTCTTATCGCCCTCGGCGATATTGCGGAAGTCCACCAGAGCGTTGAAATACTCGTCGCCCTGCAGGCCCTCAACAGCGGTACGGGACAGAATCTGCTCAATCAGGGTAAACAGACCCTTGCACTCGCCGTCACGAATCTTGCGGTAGTCCAGCTTGGTGCTGCCGCCGTTGGCATCGACCAGGGCCTTACGCAGAACCTCCTGGGACTGACCAACGGAATACTGCTCCACATTGCCGTGGTAGGCGTCAACAGCAACCTTGACAATATCTTTCATATCAGGCATTATATGTACCTCCTCTCTTAGTTCTCAGTCTTGTCAATCTTGATGGCGTAATAGGTATGGCGACCAACGACCTCCACATCCACGCACACACCAAGACCTGTGCCACCAGCGGCAATCTTGCCGTTAGCGCCGATGCCGACGGTATCACCCTTCTTGGGCACAGTACCGCCAACAAAACCCTCTGCTGTCACAGAGAAAATGTTGCGGCTGCGGGGGATATAGCCACGGGTAGCCTTCCCCGCCTCGTTGATAAACTCGTCCAGGTTCTTCTTGCGCTCATCGTACATGACCTCAACACCGGCCACGATGGCACACTCGTTCAGGTCAGCGCCAGCGGTGGCGGCGACAGCCTTCATCACCTCGCGCTCGCCGTCCTCATAGCCCTCCAGCTTGACGATGACGCCGTTCTCGACCTCCGCAGTCTTGCCCTCAGCATCGTAAAAACGCAGAGAGACAAGGTCAGCGGGCTGCTTCGTACCGCTCATCAGGTCGGTGCGAATAACGGTATATTTGGTATCAGCCATTTTTGACTCCTCCTTGTATGAAATTTAATTATGCTGACCGGGTGCAGCGACCCCATACTTGGCGAACAGACCACCGTAGGGTTCAGGCTCAGTGTCATGCTTCTCCACCGGCAGCTTTGGCGTTTTGGGCTCATGGGAGAATTTCGCCGCAGTGCCATTTCTGCCACGGATTGCGAAGCACTTCTCCTCCAGCGTCTCCAGGTCAAACTCCAGGCAGTGTTCACGCAGGCTCTCAAATGCCTCAACGCCAGCCAGGTCTCCAAACTGGGCAAACACTTCCTTGCGCTTCTCCTGCTCCTCAGCAGTTTCGGCGTCAGCTTTGAACTTGCGCAGAGCGGCCAGCTCCTCACTGTTTGCCATGGCCTCCTCGGTCGCTTTCTGGAACTTCTGCTCCCACTCGGTGTTGACCTCGCTGAACCGCTTGGTCACAAGCTCGAAGAGCTTACTCGTGGGAGCCGCCTGCTCACCCTCATCGAAGTCCACAATGGAATACTTCTTGCGCTTTCCGCACTTGAAGTCGATAACGACATGGTCACCGTCCATAGAGTACGGGAACCCATACAGGTTCCACCCGTTCTCATAGTCCTCTGCGTAGACCTCGGAGGCGTCCCGGTCGTAATCAACGAACCAGTAACGAGGCATGGAGCCCCAATCGGTTGTAATGGTCTCCGCATACAGAGCGGTAAAGAGCTCCTGCATGAACTGGCCTTCCAGCTCAAAATTCTCCTGGCTGCCTTCTGCGCCCGCAGGCTCGGTATTGCCGTTGGATTTCATTGTCTCAAACTTGGCCCGGAGCTCTTCCAGAGAAAAGTCCTCAATGCTGAAGTCGAGCATATCGGCGGTCAGGCCAAACTCGGCCATCAGCTTATTCTTCTCGTCCAATACCCCTTCTCCTCCTTCCGAATAGTTTTGTGTTTTTATAACAACCTCTTGCGAGGGTTGTTCCTTTGCGAATGTTTCCTTGAATTCCTGCATCATATCAGCAAGCTGCTGTTTGAAGTCTCCGCAGGAGAAAACCTCCAGAGATGCGGATTCATAGCAGGGCTCAGCCGTACCTAACAGGCAGAATGCCGTGAACTCAAAGCGTTCGATGACATAGACGCCGTCAACCATCTTGCCTTCTTTGACCGAGATTTCCATCGACTCGTCTGTGATACCGTCTTCCTTAATCTTTTTATAGGCTTCCTGCCTTTTCCAGAGTAGAACATCGGTACACAGATACTCATGCACACCGGAATCGTCCTCGATTTCCTCCCACCAGTATCTGGCGCTTTCGGGAACAATGCCGACAGGCTGCGTGATGCTCACAATACGCATACTGCCGTCATCGCTGACGACAAGCTCCATATCGTGCGAACCGATAATATCCTCCTCTCTGTCGTAGCGGCAGACGATAGGACAGTTGTAAATACTCGGCATACAACGCTCAAAAGTCTCCTTGCTGATGAAGCTGTTGTTGCGGTTCTTGCCAACATAGGCAACCCGGAGCACACCAGAGTCAAAAGAAGTGTTGCGCTCTGTGAGGTCGCTGATGCCGGATGAGAAAACGATTCTCATATTCCGCTCACTCATAACAGTTCACCACCTTTTGGCATAGTAAATCCCGCATAGCATCGCCATGCGGGTTAGAAAGTCAACGTGTTGGACAGCGCATATGGAACACCATCACACGCAAAATCTTGTTCGCCTTTGTTTACAAAGACATAGATATGCTTGGCCTCATCGCTTTTCAGCAATTCGTACTGGCGAGCCAACAAGGCATCCCGCCCTTCGTCACTGAAAACATAGATGAATCCTGTCACCAGTCATCACCATCCTCTCGTGACTGTTCGCCGCTGTCGGTCAAATCCCCGACATCTTTTACTGGAGCGCCGCCTTCGTCTGTCGCACCCTTGCCGCCAGAAGACGATGTTGAGGTCTGGGTCGAACTCTGCAGCGGTCTAAACCGGTCAATCAGTCCAAGCACATCGTTCTCCAGGAAATTCATGCAATCCATCTCACTCTGAGACAGCCCTTGACTGGCCGCATACATAGAGACGAATGGCAGGCCGTACTGACACGCTTTCAGATATTGGTCTCCCAGTTCCTTACGGTTGTAGGGACTGCAATCCAAAAATGTTACCTTGAAGTTTTTCCCATAGCTCTGTGCCTGGACATATCGGTTCACTGCATCCTCAATGCTCTTCACGATTCCATATGTAATCGTCTGGTCTGCCTTGATAGAAAGCAACAGCGCATTTGCGGATGCCTTATCGTTGTTAAACAGCAAAGAGGAAACACCAGCGGCGGTAAACAGGTTTTGCTCCGCCTCAGAAATGGTATCTGTGTCGCCGGTGTTTGACTTCTCAAAGCTGATTTTGTTGATGGGCATAGGGGAGAGGATAGACCCCACCTCCTCCGGCAGAACAGCGTCAAGGTTCCGCCAGAACTCTTTGGCTTTGTTATAGTCCAGAGTCCAGTTGCCCTCATCGTCCGTGCCGAGCGTCATGACCAGCATGGCATAGTTCTCCAGCGTGGTCTTCGTCAGCTTGAGCTGCTTGTAGTCTTCAAGGTCGTATACCTCGCGCAGAATCCCCGCAAACGGCGGGAGGGCGTAATCGAGGATATCATTGTTGCACTTGATAGCGAATGAAGTCGGACAGTCCAGCTCCTGCCACCGCAAGTTTCTGCGGTCTTTCTGATACGCCGAATACTTTGTGTTAAACTCGGCAGGATAGAACTCCAGCAAAGCTGAGCGTGCGTCAAAGTAGGAGAAGTCGAATGTGACGTTCGGAACATTTCCCTCAATCGTAGAAATGGTGCAGTAATCAGACGGCAACTGCTGGATAGTGATGTTGTCGTTTGTCACCCACATTGTTCCGTAGAACACATCCTCACGCAGGCATACCGTCAAAATCTTCGGGAACTGTGTCCGCACATTCATGGCAGACATTGCGTTCAATACCTTTCGGTAGTTCCGATTGATAGACTTGATATTTGCGCTGGCAGGGTCAATGCGATATGGTGATACGACAAACGACAAATCGGAAAGACCGGCGAAATACTGGATGAGCCTTCGGAAATGGGAACTTGCGCCATAGATGTATGTAACCGCTCGACGGAGCTGTTTCTCATACTGGTAAGGATTGGAAAGGTATGTAGTGATTTCATCCTTGGAGTACAGCGAAAACGTCGGTGCGTTTGTGTTGTTGTTTACGTCCCGCGTAATCAGCCGGTTAAGCAGCGCAAAACGCTCAGAAATACCAATCATACCGTCAATCTTATTTCCTTCACTCGTTGTAATCACCGCCTTTCTTATTTGACTTTGGGTGGCCTGTACAGGAACATATTGGACTCAAAGTTGTTGCTTCTCTGCTTGCCCAATTTGCTTTCCAGTTGGAGCGCCACATAGTAGTTATAGCTTAGACTGGAGTAGCGGTCTTTCCGCATACCAGACCGTTCGTACACACGTACACGACCGCCGGACTCCTCATGCTGCAGCTTGACCAGCTCATTGATGAGCAGCGTTGTATGAACATACGGCATTTGCAGCTTTACCTTTTCGGATGGAGATAGGGACTTATACCCCTTGATTTCCGACATAACAACGTCGGCGTCATATTCCGTCATCAGTAATCTGATTTTGCCGCTTCTGAATCCTTCGCGCAGAAGAACCGCACAGTCAGAGTTCAGCTTCGGAGAAGCCTTGATAGACCAAATGACCTTATCCGCCCCGGTCGTTGTGCATCGTGCCGCCATCTCCTGGTCGTTACAACAGGACAAAGCCGGATACACTTCCCCAGTATCAGGGTCAACGATGTCGCGCACAAGCGCATCATAAACGCCAAGACCGAGGCCGGTACAGTCCAGCACAATGTAGTCGCACAGATACTCATCGTACAGCCGTCGGATAACCAGAGCTTGGTCTTCTGTGTGCAGACCTTCATAGGAATCGCTGTACACAATGTTGTTTGTATAGCGTCCTCCTTTGGACGGAAGCATCTGGTTGATAAAGATAGCCGTAGCGTCGTTGTTGTGCTTACTGCTCGACATCAGCGCAACGTCAGCGGACAAAATGCGTTTTTCTCCGTTTTGCTTCTGGAGAATCTTCACCTTCTGGTTATTCCCAAGCAGACCGGACAGCTTGTCCGGCAGCATCGCATACTTGATTCGGCGGTTCTTTGAAATGGAGTCAAAATCAAAAAAGGCTCCGTCCTCGTCGCCGAACCACATGGCCTCCATCTCCATTGACCACTTGATTTCATTGAAATCGGACTCCAGCATATCGCTCTCCACGTCCTCAGAGAACAACAGTCCTTCTTGCACAGAGAGCTGGTATGGGAACCCGCAAACGAAATCTGTCTTAGAGTCGTCCAACATGAGCTTAAACGTGTCGAGCATCTTGTTGAACGACCAGTGGTCTTTGAAGTATGCAGAGGACAGGAAGCACGACTTGTTTGGCTCCTTCGCATATTCCACCTTCCGCTCTGCGTCGGTCAAATCCTTGTAGGGAGGCATCCGGCGGCTGGTCAGGAACTTCTTCAAAACCGTGTCAATGGTGTCTTTCTTCACCATGCGGAACTCGTCCACAATCAGGATGTTCGCACGGTTGCTTCGGGCGTTATCAGAAGCTGTAACCACCTTGATATAACTCGAATTTTTGAACATGACCTTCGCATCCTGCCCGGAGAATTTTGTTTTGGCCATGTCAATTTCGTTGCATAAGTTCGGGGATACGGGCATCAGTTCCGTCTGTATCTTCTCCAGGACGTTAATACTCTGCCCTCTGGTGCCAGAGGTGATAACGACCTTCGTGCCTGGGTACAGAATACATCGGGCCACAGCGAAGATTGCGATAAGGAAAGATTTACCCATACCACGAGCGGCAATCCACAGGAACACACGGCTTCTGTTCATCATCACAAGCAGCATGGTCTGGAACCACTTTAAGAAGTCGAGCTGCAAATACTCCTCTACAAAGAGGTCAAAATTCTCTCTGTAGTAGCTGCCCCAGATTGCCATACCCTCGATAACTCGCTCTCGCCGAGACTTTTCTTCAGACGCCATTACTCTTCACCATCTGCGCCGCTGCTGCCATTAAAGATGTCGCTCAGCATGGAGTCATCATCCTCTTCGTCATACTCTGGACGCTTCAC